CTCCTCCCCCGACTAGGTGAAGATTACGACGCGGTGGCCACCGTGAAGGCTGGCCGGCTGCTGTTCCTCCCGGCCGGTGGCGGCAAGGCCGTCAGCGGCGCCGACCTGGGCCACGTCACCCTCACCCGCCAGGACGGCGACCAGCACAGCTACCTGCAGGCCGATCGCGAGAGCTACGACGCCGTGCGGGCCTTCTATTACGACGTCAACAGCGCCAAGAAGCAGGAGGCCATCGCCGGCGGCGGCGACAACGTGAAGGACCTGCGCCACATCTACGCCGACCAGCTCTCCGCACTGCGCGCCGCCCGGGCCGAGTGGAACCGCCTGCAGCGCGGTACCGCCACGCTAACCTACCAGCTCGCCCTAGGCCGGCCGGAGCTCATGCCCGAGCTCACCTACACCCTGCAGGGCGTGAAGGCCGAGATTGACGCCATCATCTGGTACGGGGGCAACGTGCAGCACAGTCTCACCGCGGACGGCGGCTACACCACGCGCCTCGAGCTGGAAGCCAAGCTGCCGGAAGACCTGGTCGCCGACCTGGTCGACGAGATCCAGGGCGACTACACCGGCATCATTGCCTACTACCGCGACGCCAAGACTGGCAAGGAGCACACCCTCACCGAGGGTGACCAGAGCAAGCCGCGGCGGTTGCGGCATCTGTACGCCACCAAGGCCACGGCGAAGCGGGCGGTGGAGCGGGAATGGAAGAAGCTACAGGCTACTAATGCTCAGGCCTGATTAATTTGGCGGTCCGGCCCGGGCCCACCTCTCGGGCCTGTAGCCGAGCGTAGGACGTCGGCGAAGCGCAAGATGCTCGACTGCTCTCGCTCCTGCAAGGACCGAAAGCTATCTAGAAGCTGCTTTTCGCGGCCGCTGACCACCATAAGACTGCCTGAACCTCGACTCACCATAGCGCCCTGCCAGACCATCTGCTCCATCCAATAGACCCTCCCAGTTGCTGTATGTGCATACAGTACATTGTGATCCCGATCACGCCAATGGCGAAAGCCGAACGGTCAGCTATGTCCGGTGCGGCGGGTGATCTGGCTGGTCTAGATGGCGCATGAGCAGCGCCATCCGTCTAGCGACCAACGGTACTAACGGTCATTTAGAGCTTAGGCTATCAACAAGCTTGTTCAGTTGCGGCTCTTTGTAATAAACATTTTCAAAACTCTTCGACCAGTGATCTAACTGCATACTTCCAGCTTTTTCTGGCGAAGTAAGAGCGGAAAAGGAATCTACAGAAATATGTCCATTGATAACCGACAGTGCTTTTTCGCGAGTCGCTTTAACCTCAACCTTCGGCGACTTCAGATAAACAACCTCTGACTTACCTGGCGTAAACTGAAGCGGAAACGCCGTTACGGTTATGCTATTTGCTTTCGTATGAATGAAGGTACGATATACCGCGTACACCGCCGCACGCTTCACTTCATAGGCAGCATTATCCGCTGGCTCGTTCGGGAAGACCTTCGGCGAGATCTGCACGGTGAGCGGATCCTCCTTGAGCACACGGAACGTGCCGTTCTCCTCGGAGAAGTCGCCCAGGTCCTCAATCATCTCTCTTACACCAGAGTATTGAATAGGCTCTAGATCATTTGCATAAGAAATTGACGCAAATAAAAAGAGCGCCGGAAGGGCAGCAACCTTTCCAACCGATATCATAACTATCCTTAATGTTTATTCAGAAGCTTGCGAAAGAGCCCAAACGAGACGCTCAATAGATGCCCGGTCAACTTCGGACATTTTACGCATTGCCTGGATGACTTTTGTTTCCGAAGAGTTGAGGTCAGACACTGTTTGCGGCTTTCGCTCGCCATACAGTAGATACCAAATATCTACGCCAATCTTTTCGATAGCGGCCAAATACGCAACGTCGGGGCTGCGCTCATCCTTCTCGTAAAACCATTGAGTGTTTTTGGCAACACCACCCAACGCGGCGAAGTCGGTCTGGTTGTATCCCAACCGCTTTCGCTCCTCTTGGAGCCGAGACCCAATTCCCACTTTTGTCACCATCCTGGACTTGACTTTACCATCTGAGTGGTAAAAACTCCGCCTTGTGTCACACGAAACCACACTAAATCACACGAAACCGAACTATGCCGAACGGATACCCAACTGAGCAAGCTTGTGACGCCGCGCGCGACCGCCTAAAGCGCCTTGGGTTAAGTGCCAAGGACTGGGCAACGCAAAACGGACTGACGCCCAGCACTGTTTATGCAGTGCTGAACGGCCAAAAAAAATGCCTTCGCGGTGAATCCCACAAAGCGGCTGTGTTGCTGGGAATGAAAGAGGGTGAAACCTCAGCCGTGGTGGAACAGTAAGGCCACCGGGCCCAGGGAGAAACTGGAAGATGAAGCACCCCACCCTAGAAACCCGTCGCCAGGTCGTCAGCGCAGTGATCTGCGCATATCCAGGTGGCCGCGAGTGCGCTGCAGCCCGTCTCGGCCTGCCGCTCAAGAAGTTCGATAACCACGCCTATGAGACTGCCGGCTGCAGGCCGCTGACTGACGCCCAGATCCTGCTGCTCGAGGAAGAGACCGACACCACCTACCTAGCTGACTACCTGGCAGCTCAGTACGGCGGCTTCTTCGTCCGCGGCGTCGAGGTCGGCGAGCTGGACAATCTGGACCTCTATGCCCGCTCGGTGGATACCGCCGTCAAGCGTGGCCTTCTCGACCAGATCATAGGCAGGGCACTGGAAGACGGCGTCGTGACCCCGAAAGAGATCGTGGAAATCCTCGCCGCACACCACGTTTTCATGTCCAGCAGCCTGGCCGGATTGCACGCCATGATCGCGCTGCACAGCCCTAAGCCTCCAGGGCGAAAACACTAGACACCCCTTACCCACGGCCCAGCACCACTAGGTATCGAGAATGAAGTACGTACCTGAAATCGGCCTAAGCCAACCCCGTGAGGTGATCTGATGAGCGGCTACAAGCTCGTCTGCCCTCACTGCCATAGCCGGATGCGGATCCGCACCAGCGACGGCAAGCACATCTTTCTGCGGCTCTGCTACATGGCCTGCACCAACGAGGCCTGCGGCTGGAGTGTTAAGGCGCAGTTTGAGATGACGCATGAGATGTCGCCCAGCGGCATGCCCAAGCAGGGCGTCACGCTGCCGAAGGCCACTTTGCCAATGCGTCGCGAAGCCATGCGCAGCGCGAACACCACTAATGACCAGCCGGACCTGCTGGAAGCGATCGAGGACCTTTAGCCATGAGCAACGGAACCACCACAGATTATCTCGACGCCATGCAGGCCTCTGCCTTCGCCTTCCTGCAGCGCCGAGAGGCTGAGCACCTCGGCCGCAGCCAAGAGCTGTTCGATCGCACGGTCGACTACCTCAAGCAGATGGGTGTGCCGCAGCACACCTCCGAGCGCCTGGTGGCTCGTGCCAGCGACCAGCTCGAGGCAGTTAAAGGCCATCGCTTCCTCGACATCGATGCCAGTACCGGCGACGTCGTCGTCTTGGTCAACCCAGCCACTGGCCAGCGCTACTGCATCCCCGTCGTGGAAATCTTCGACGCCTTGATCGACGAAGACCCGGGCACTCGACAGACCGCCTCCCGCTAAGCCCCTGAGCACCTGATCCATGCCCGCCATGCGTGGGTATGGGTGAACTGCGCCTTTTTGCAGCGAGAAACATCATGCCGAACACCCTTTCCCTCCAGATCGAGCTGCCGCCGGCAGTTGCTGAGACCTACGCCCGCTGGCTCCAGGGCCGCGCCGATTACATCGTCAACCAGCACTGGAACGAGCCGCGCTACATCCGGATCGAGGACACCGACAAGCGCCGCGCCGCCATCCTGCAGCGCTTCCCTTCCATGCTCGCCGCCCACCAGACCGCCGTCCAGATCCGCGCTCAGCTCTCCGCTGCGGAGGCTTCCGCATGAGAACGCCAGAGCTCAACCCGATTGTTGTTCTTGCCTGCCCGAAGCTTTCCGCCTACGCCAACCAGTACCCAGCAATCTGGAGATCTTTACTTCGTTTTGGTGGCGGCAACACCAAAGACCGCGCCTACGAGAAAGGGCTAGTTCGGGGCTATCTTGCCGCGCTGGTCGACGCCAAGCAGCTCACAGCCAAGTCCGCCGACGACCTCTACGACGAGCTTGCGGTCCTGACCGAATACGCTGACCTGGTCGTCAAGGCGGAGGCAGACATCTGATGCGCCGCCAACTCGACGTGACCCTCGCCCACGATGCCGCCGGCTCTCTCGTTGTATCGAACGATGGCGTCCTGGGCGTGGTGGACTTCTGGACCCCCGCTGAATTGCGCGAGCTCGCCCGCGCCCTGAACATCCTGGCCACCGACGCCGAACGCCATGAGGGCAGCGACCTGCGCCTGGTGCGCGACCTCGGTACCGGCCGCGCGGCGGAGTTCTGAGCATGTACCAAATGGATCACCAACTCCGCGCCGACGTGCTGCAGCGCCTCGAGGCTGACCTCGGCCTGCGGCACATCAATGGCACGGACTACATGCGCAAGGGCACCTGTCCGGCGTGCCACAAGACCGAGCTCTTCACCAGCCACGCCAATCCCTGGGTGGTGAAGTGCGGCCGCGAGGCGAAGTGTGGCCAGACCTGGCACGTCAAAGAGCTCTATAGCGACCTGTTCGAGGACTGGTCCGAGCGCTTCAAGCCCACCAACGACGCCCCGTCCGCCAGTGCCGATGGCTATCTCCAGTTCGCCCGCGGCTTCGATCTGGGCCTGATAAAAGGCTGGTACACCCAGGAAAACTACTGGGACCGCGACCTCGGTATCGGCTCGGCCACCGTGCGCTTCGAAATGCCCGCCGGCGGCTACTGGGAACGGCTGATCGATCGCCCGAATCGCTTCGGCAGCAAGAAGGCTCGCTTCAAGCCGGCCTGGAGCTACAAGGGCAAACTCTGGGTGCCGCCGACCGTCGACCTGCTGCAGGTCCAGGAGCTGTGGATCGTCGAGGGGATCTTCGACGCCATCGCCCTGCTGCATCACGGCATCCAGGCCGTCTCCATGATGTCGAGCGCGCCCTTCCCCGAGGAAGCCCTCAAGGAGCTGGCCCGGACCCGCGGCCCCAAGCTGCCGAAACTGGTCTGGGCCCTCGACAACGAGCCCACTGCCCGGGGGAACATCCGCAAGTGGGTAAAGAAGGCCGAAGGCCTGGGATACCGCAACCAGGAATCCGCACAGATCCCGCAGCCAGGTGACCGCAAGGTCGACTGGAACGATCTGCACCAGCGCTGGATGTTCGAAAAAGAGGACAAGCGCGCAGACCGCATCAAGCGTGATCTGGAAATTGCCCACTACCAGGGCACCTTGTTACTGGCCGATTCCCCCAAGGAGAAGGCGCTGCGGATCTACGGCTTCGAGGAAGCGAGCAGCGAGTTCTACTTCGACTTCGGCAACCGCATGTACTGGGCCAAGTTCGATCTCAGCAAGCTGGACGAAGAGCAGCGCGCCATCCTGAGCAGTGACGAGCCAGAGGATCGGATGCTCAACGATGGAAGCGCTCGTCGTCAGGCTCTGGAAAACGTCTGCTCGCTCAAGCTGCTGGCTAACTGCAATTTCGAGACGCTCTACAAGCAGACCAGCGAATCTACCGGTGAGGCCTGGTACTACCTCCGCGTTAACCCTCCCCACGACGGCCCGGCTGAGAAGCTGGCTTTCACGCCCAAGCAGCTGGCCTCTAGTGGCGAATTTAAGGCCAAGCTGCTGCATGCCGGCGCCACCTGGCTCGGCACCCAGAAGCACCTGGACCAGATCGTCATCACCCAGACCGAGGGCGTGAAGACCGTCGAAACCATCGACTTCATGGGCTACAGCAAGGATCACCAGGCTTACATCTTCAACGACGTCGCTTGCCACAAAGGCAACTTGGTCAAAGCCAACAGCGAGGACTACTTCGAGCTGGGCAAACGCCGAGTGCAGGCCCCGGCACTGATGAAGATGCAGATCCAGGCGGACAGCACCGGCTACTGCGAAGACTGGTTGCCTAAGCTCTGGCTATGCTACGGCGCCAAAGGCCTGATCACCCTCACCTTCTGGTTCGGCTCCCTGTTCGCCGAGCAGGTCCGAGCCCAGCACCAGAGCTTTCCGTTCCTGGAAGTGACCGGTGAGGCCGATGCCGGCAAGTCCACCCTGCTGATCTTCCTCTGGAAACTGTTCGGCCGGGCCGGCTACGAAGGCTTCGACCCAACCAAGGGCTCGGCCTCCGGTCGCAGCCGCGCCATGGGCCAGGCCGCTGGCATGCCGGTTGTGCTCCTAGAAGCTGACCGCAACAGCGACGCTGCCAACACCAAAAGCTATGACTGGGATGAGCTGAAGGACTTCTTCGGGGGCGGTCTGCTGCGCACCCGTGGCATCAAGAACAACACCAACCAAACCTACGAGCCGCCCTTCCGCGGGACCATCGTCATCAGCCAGAACGCGCCAGTGACTGGCTCTGAGGCCATCCTGTCGCGGATCGTGAAGATGCACTTCACCAAACCCAACGCCACCGAGGCCAGCCGCACGGCCGCCGACGCCATGGGCCTTATGGAAGTCGAGGAGCTGAGCCACTTCCTGATCAAGGCCATCAAGGCCGAGCCCCAGGTCATGGCCCTGTTCAACGAACGCTATCCCCACCACCGCGATCGACTGCGCAAGATCAGCACCCTTCGCTCCGCTCGAGTGGTGAAGAACCACGCCATGATCCTGGCCCTGGTGGACTGCCTGGCCCTGGTCCTGCCACTCAGCGACACCCAATTGGCCGCCTGCGATCAGCAGCTGCTGCAGATGGCCATGGAACGCCAGAACGCCATCAGCGCCGATCCGGCCGAGCTGGATGAATTCTGGGCCGTATACGACTACCTGGAATCGCGCAGCGATTACTCCTTGGTCAACCACGCCAAGAAGCCCGACGAACTCATTGCCATCAACCTCAACCAGTTCGCCGAGAAGGCGGCTGAGTACAAGCAGAAGATCTCGGACCTCAACACCCTGCGCCGCATGCTGCCCGACTGCCGCCGGCACAAGCTCCTGGGCATCAACGTTTCCACGTCCAGCGCGATTCGCACCCGCGAAATGCTGCGCAACCCCCTGAGCGAAAAGAAAGAACCCAACGTGAAGTGCTGGCACTTCAAGCCCTGATCCACCCACCCAAGGAGAAACGCCATGCAGCAATACCACTACCGCTCCACGGATCCTGCCGTCGTCGCCATCGTCCAGGACTGCTTCAACCAACGCCAAGCCCTGCGGCTCGCTGCTGATCGTCTGGGCGAGGTTTTCGGTGGTGAGGTAGCCCTGCTGCGCACCATGACCGACGTCATGCCCGGCGGCATAAAGCTCAAGGGTGGCCAGGAGCTGGACGTCCACTGGTGCCGACCTGATCAGTGGGGCTTCCGCCGCCTGCGAGTCAAGTCGAAGACGGCCAAGGGCATGCCCAAGGCGGAGCGCGAAGCCCTCCAGGTCGAGCACCAGTGTCTGGTCCAGCTGTGGCAGGAGCACTGCCCGGCGTCACTCGACGTGCATGCGTTCTGGGATCGCCTGGGCGTGAACACCGGCAACCTGCTGCTCAGCGGCGGCCTGTTCTTCACCCAGCACGGCGCGGCCTTCTTCTGCCTGGGTTTCGACATTGACCAAGCTGAGCACCTGGCCAACGTCGCCGGGGGCAAGCCCAGCGCCGGCTGGATCGAGGGTGCAGAGGAGATTCTGCCCAGCCACTACGACGCCGCCCTCCGCGACTACAACCGGGAGGCAGCTTGAGGGCCGGGAGCGCCCAACTGTTCGTGATCGAGGAGAGAAGGTCCGGATCCGCTGACAGGACGCCGGAAAGAAAGAGGCCTGGGGAGCGCCAACTCGCCCAGGCCGACCACCACCACTGGAGAAACATCATGCCTAACGTAAACCAGCGTAGTAGCAACGCTCAGCCTATCACGCTCCACCCGGCCCTGGCGCAACGCTGCCAAGCCACCGCCCTGCTGGGTGAGGCGGTTATCCGCTACCAGGTCAGCCGCTCCAGCGGCGATCGCATCCACCTCCTCGCCCTGGCCAGCATGGCCAACACCCTCGGCGCCCTGACCCCCGAGGACGCCGAGGTCATCGAAACCACCCTGGCCAAGCCGGCCCCGCAGCACACCGGAGCAAGCGCATGAAGCACCGCATCGACATCGTCATCGACCTGGAGACCCTCGGCCAGGGCAATAACGCCCCGATCCTGTCCATCGGCGCCGTTGCCGTGACCGGTGCCGGCACCGCTACCGCGGCGGTCGCCGGTGAGTTCTACAGCCGCGTCGACCTGGAATCCGCCATCGCCAGCGGCGCTGTGCCTGACAGCGAAACCATCGAATGGTGGTGGCAGCAGTCGCCCGAGGCCCGGGCCGAGATCGACGGCAGCCGTGATCGGGACGACATCCGGGCCGCGCTGGTGCTCTTCTCCGCCTGGCTGCTGCAGCAATCGACGCCTACAGCCGACCAGGATGGCTATCTCGCCGACGTGGAACGGCGGATCTGGGGCAACAGCCCCAGTTTCGACTGCATCATCTTGGGCAACGCCTACCGCATCGGCGACAACCTGGTGCCCTGGCACCACCGCGAGGAGCGAGATCTGCGGACCCTGCTGGACCTGTACCCCGCCGCCAAGCTGCGCGACTTCGAGGGCATCCGCCACCACGCCCTGCACGACGCCCGCCACGAAGCCCACCAGCTGATCCAGGCTCTGTCCGTCCAAGCCCTCCGCTTGGACTGCGCCAAGGCCGAAGCCAGCAGAGTGGCATCGCTGGAGCATTCCTTCCAGCAGCACACTGACCAGCAGGCCAGGTAATGCCGATCGAGAACGTCCAACAGCTCCTCGAGGCCGAGGCGCGCGCCTGGATCGGTAAGGGCTACAGTTCGCCCGAGCGGATCCAAGAATTGCGGGCAACCATCACCAAGCATCGCGGCGCAGCCGCGGCTGAGAAACTGATTCAAGAGATGCGCCGTCAGTACCGGCGCCTACGTGAGGAAGAGACCAATGGCCAGCAAGCTGGATAGATTTCTGCGCGAGGAAGAGGTGGTCGCGGTGACCTCCCTCTCTCGCGCCACCATCTGGCGACTGGTGAAGGCCAGCCAGTTTCCGCCGCCGGTCAACATCACCCCTGGCCGGGTCGGCTGGCGTGAGTCGGCCATTGCCGGGTGGCAGAGCGACCCGATGAGATGGCAAGGCGGGGCTGCGTGAGCAGCCCCTTTTACTTGCTGACGTTCCGTTCCAACCACTCAGCCCACACCTGCAGACCCGCCCGCTTCTCTTCGAAATAGTCATAGCGGTCATAGTGCTTCGACGATACGTCGTTGAAGGCGTGCCCCTGGATCCGGTCCCGCAATTCCTTGCTCAGCCCGGCGCTGGCCATCAGCGTCTTGCAAGTCCGCCGCAGGTCGCGCAGCGTGAACGGTCCGGAGAATGCCTTCTCATGCCGCTGATAGAGCTTTGTCACCGCCCGGGACAGTGACTGCACGTTGAGCGGCTGGCCCTGGACCCTGCCTTGGAACGGATAGGGACTCCGCTCATCGATCTCTGCCATCGTTTGCAGCACCTGCCGCATCGGCTCGTTGAACGGCACCACGTGCAGCTGCCGCTCTCCCTGGACCCGGCCCTTCGCGCTGCGGATCACCAGGTGGTCGTCGTGGTACATCGACCGATCGGACGCGAGCAGCTGCTCTGGTCGCTGACCGCCGGCGGCGATGAGAAAGCGGAGCAGCTCGGCGGTGGTAAGAGACAATTTCTCCGGCAGCAGCTGCCAGAGCGTCCGGAGTTCGACCTTCGACAGCGCCCGGTCTCCAGGCTGCTCCCAGTCCTCTTGCACTGGGATGCTGGCCACCGGATTGCTCTGCAGGCCGAAGCGCACCTTCACCTGCAGATAGCTACGCGGGTTGTATTCCTGCTCGAGCCCTGCCTGGAATGCTGCGTGCAGCTGCGATCGCAATCGGTTGCAGTAGGTAGTGACGCCGTTATCGATCATGCGGCTGATGATGTCCCGAATGTCCGCAGGACCGATCAGCGACGCCGGCCGCTTCACCAGTCCTGGGAACGGCTCGCAGACATAATGCCGGAACGACCAGGCCACATTGCCAGCCGAGGCCGCCCCCTCCCCTTCCAGCTTTGCCAGGTACGAATCCAGCAGCTCCTGGAAGGTGCCAGCGGTCGCCACCAGCTCCTTTTCGTCCCGGCAGCGATCGCGCGCATCCGTCAGCGTCAATGCCGGCCAGCTCCCCAGCTTGCGCTTGCTCTTCTGCTCGCCGATCCGGCGCTGGTAATAGAACTCCTTGGAGCCATTGGGTCGCACTCGGAGCACCAGGACACCCTCGCCCCGGGCAGTGCGGCCGTCTGAAACCGAGTACTCCTTCTCTCGCGGCTTGAGTGCGCGGATCTGCTTTTCCGTGAGCATGTTTGGGGTCCGTTTCTGGGGGCCGTTCGCCGGAATCAAGGTGGTTTCACCTGAGACGAGGTGAGACAGCCCAAGGGTATGGAAGCCCGCGATTCTACTGGCTTCCAGCGCCAATCTGACACTTCATGAATCAGCCTGAGATTCTAGGCGAAGCAGTTTCCCAAGCTCATGACGAGGGTTCGATTCCCTTCGCCCGCTCCAGATTTCATGCGGCTTTCAGGGCTGCACCAGTGTTACGCGGAAGTGCTGGGGGCCGTTTTGGGGGCCGTATCTATCTGAATGGCAGAGAGACTGTCAGCGTTAGAGAGTGACGGCGAGAGTCTCGGCCGTGAATCCCTCCTCCCCGAAACCGAAAGCAATTTTTCAGGCTGGCAAAAAAAGTAGGTTACTGAGGTTACTTTTTTTTCTAATCCCTCTCTATCCCTTGCCAGACAAGGCTTCCAGCGGTTTCGTCGAAAGTTACTTTCGGGTTACTTGAGGTTACTAGTAACTTTCCAGAGAGGTTATTTCCCCACTCTCTGAAACCCCTGCTCTAGAGCGGTTCTGAAAAAAGTAACCTCGAAAGTAACCCGAAGTAACCTCACTCAGGTTACCGACGAAACCCAGCAACGACGCGGCCTAGAGCCCTGTCAGACCACCCCCCTAACCTCAGTAACCTACTTTTTTCGCCGACCTAGAAAAGGGCTCAAGAGCTGACGGGCTCCAGGGCTGCACTCAGCCGTCCGGAAAAGGGCTGGTGGTGCAGGGATTCGCAGGGTATTTCAGGCTTGCTGATCCCCGTACAGCCCCGGTAGCGGCACGGAACGGGCCCAAGTGCAGGGCTGCAGAAAAAGCGACACATTTAGACCGCGGGCGTGGCGGGGGGACGAC